GTGGTGATAAAAAAGCCAACACAGGTAGGTGCGACGGAAGCGGGGAATAACTTCCTCTTCTACGTTGCAGACATCGCGCCCGGGCCTTGCATGATGGTATTCCCGACAACAGACCTGGCAAAACGCCATTCCAAAACCAAAGTCGCGACCTCCCTTAGGGAAATGCCCAAGCTCCATGCAAAGATCCGTGATGTTAATTCTCGTGGCGGTGATTCAATCTTCATCAAAGAATTCCCCGGTGGCTTCTGGACCTTCATGGGATCGAACTCCTCTGCAATTTTTCGTTCAGCATCAATCCAAATCCTCATCCTAGATGACGAAGACGGATACGAAGCCGATGTCGGTGGTGAAGGAGATCCCGGAGACCTGGCAAAAAAACGAACAGACTCCTTCTCTGCCACATGCAAATGGCTCTTAATGTCCACTCCTACTGTCAAAGGACTCTCTCGCGTTGACAACGATTTTGAAACCACAGATCAATGCGAATACTATGTCCCTTGCCCTCATTGTGGTGAAATGCAACCTCTTATCTGGGGCGGTACTGGATTCGACCACGGGATTAAATTCTCTCACAAACACAAATCCGTTCATGTCTCTGATGTCTGGTATCTGTGCCGGAAATGCCACGAGCGCATAGACGAATACCATAAGCCTTTCATGCTCGAAAACGGTGTCTGGGTACCAAAATACCCCGAGATAAAACTCTATCGCGGTTTTCAGCTCAACTCAATGTATTCGCCTCTCGGTTGGGTGACATGGGAGAAGATTGCCAAAGAGTTCCTTGAAGCCAAGAAGAAACCCGAAAAGCTCAAAGTCTGGGTCAATACACGTCTCGGGCTTTCCTTTGAAATAGAAGGCGAACAACCTGATTGGAAGAACATAAAAACCCGCGCCGGTGGGTACAAAATAGGCACAGTATGCCAAGGCGGGCTCTTCCTATCCATGGGCGTCGATGTCCAACTAAACCGTCTTGCAGTCATTGTTCTTGCTTTTGGCCGGGAAGAAGAATGTTGGGTTGTATTCTACGGCGAGATCTTTGGTGAAACGGCAAAACCTCAGGTCTGGGCAGATCTCGATACCTTGCGCAAAAAACCATTCCCTCATGCATCTGGCGTTGACCTTCGCATCGGCTGTACCGCTGTGGATTCCGGAGACCAAACACAATTAGTCTATAACTACGTTAAACCCAGAGCGCCTCGCGTTATTGCAGTCAAAGGATCATCCACTAGAGGCAAACAAATCATAGGAAGGCCAACGATGCAGGACGTAACATCCCCCAATGGCAGAGTCACTAAAGGTGCAGTGGAACTCTACACCATCGGTACTGATACTGCGAAATACCTTATCTACTCACGATTACAATTAAAAGACGAACTCAAAACCGGCCTTCCAACCAATACTTCTATGATCCATATGCCATCGTACTTAGATGATGACTTCTATGAACAACTCGTATCAGAGAGATTAACCACTCGATATGTAAAAGGCTATCCTGTAAAAGAATGGGTATTACCCTCTGGTGCTCGTAATGAAGTTCTCGACATCACAGTTTACGCCTATGCAGCGGCCATTCACGCCGGTCTATACCGTTTTGACTGGCACAGACTAGAACAAGATATCGGGGATTTAATAAAGGCCAAAACAACACCGGAACCATCACCGACTCCCCAGAGCGTAAATAGACCAAAACAAAACCCGAACATATCTAAGTCTAAATTCTTATCAAACACTACATATCGTTAGCACACATTTATCTGCGTGAAACACAAAATCGTTACTTTTTGGACATATATATACATACATCCATGGAGGTACAAACTTAAATGCCTCAATTTAGTGGAACATCAATAAAAAGATTGCAGACATGCCACCGATATCTTCAAGAGCTTTTCGGCGAAGTAATAAAACACTGGGACTGTTCGATCTTAGAGGGTCAGCGATCTCTCAGTCGTCAAGGCTTATTACTTGCTGAAGGTAAAACAACAATAGAATTCTCTCGCCATAATGTCACTCCTCTTTCTTGGGCCGTAGATGTTGTGCCGTATCCGATTGATTGGGACGACATGTCTCGATTTTGTCATTTCGCCGGTATCGTTCTTGGTTTATCTATTTCGATGGGTATTCCTATCCGTTGGGGCGGGAATTGGAAACAATCAAAACACCAACTGGCTCAACACGGGCTTATTGATATGCCTCATTTCGAGCTCACGGGTCCGGACTTTAAATTAAAAGGAACATACATATGATAGAAAATGCAGTAAAGCTTAATCTTGGTTGTGGTAAAAGGATATTACCAGGCTACACCAACATTGACCTTCATAACCCCAGAGCCGATGTCATTCACGACTTAACACTACCTTTGCCCTACGAAGACTCTTCTGTAGATGTAATCCTGGCTGAACATATAATTGAACACTTTCTCCCCCCGAAATGGCCTATGGTTATTCGTGATTGGGCCAGAGTGTTAAAGCCTGAAGGTGAGATTATAATCCACTGTCCTGATATCAAACGATGTGCCAGGAACTTATTAGCAGACAGGCCTACTTCTATACGCTGGTTACTACCGATCTTCGGTGGTTATAGTGGACCGGGACAAATACATAAAAACGGATTTTGGTTAGAGAAAATAGAAATGGATCTCAAAGCCGTGGGTATTGAGGTTTGCGAGCATTGGTATCTACGAGATCGTAAAGTCACACCTACAGGGTTTAATATCGCTGTAAGAGGGGTAAAAAAATGCAATTAACGATAGTATGTCCGACGAATGATGAAGAGGTATTAGAGGCCAATTTGTTAAAGTCCAAAGTAATAAAAACAAAACAATGTCCGGTACTGTTATTCAAAGACCCTAAAAACGTCATGGAAGCTCTCAACGAAGGTAAGATGGTTGCAAAAACCACACACGTTGCCTTTATCCACCAGGACGTATTACTACCTGACTCTTGGTATCTCACCGTGATGCAGGCTCTTACCCGAATCACCCAAATCGATTCCAACTTTGGAACCCTTGGCGTTGCAGGTATGCACGGGGACAAACTCATTGGCCATGTCAAGGACCGTGGTAAACCCTGGGGTACACCAATCGGTCTTCCAAGAGTCGCTGACACTTTAGATGAACTCCTACTAATAACAAGGAAAGACAATGTATGGTTTGATGAATCCTTACCTTCTGTCCATCTGTACGGCGCTGATATTTGTATTCAATACCGTTTACGTGATTTGCGGAATTACGCTATTAACGCTTATTGCTACCATAACAGCACTCTGCCTAGAAAATTGCCGGATGATTTCAAAGCTGCACAAGACTATGTCAGGAAGAAATATCTGCTTATTAGACCGGAATACAATATTTTCCCCATCAGGACAACGTGTACGAGAATCGAGAAGGTCGAAAAGAAAGAAACAAAGGAACCCAAAGCTAAATGAATCTTGCACTAATCATTCCCGTAGTACAAACAGAAATGGCTCACGATCTGCTAAAGCAGATTAAGTCCGGGATATATCAGCCTGATCAAGTAGTAATTATCGATAACAGTGCTCATGGGTTTATAGGCCCAATTCACGGTACTCAACAAATCAGGCCGGACAAACCGCCATTACCGGTTAATGCTTCTTGGGAATTAGGGATTTCACATTTGCGATCTGATATTACTATCGTCGGGGTCTTAAACGACGATATTGTTGTTACTAATTGTTTTCTTAGTAAGACTATGGAGGTTTTCGACACACAGATCAACTGTGGTGTGGCGATACCGAGAGACAGTACAGAAGAAGAGGTTCGTAATCATAACACGGCGTCGCAATTGAATCGCATTCATAAAACCAAAAAACGCTCTGGTTGGGCCTTTTTTATCAAACGTTCAGTGCTAAACAAAATACCACTGATCCCAACACAGCTTACTAACTTCTTCGGTGATGCATGGTTTTTTGACAACGCACTCAAGGAAGGCTCTTACCGCCTACACATGGTAGATAACCCCGTGTATCATTACGGCGGTGTGACATTAAAACAAAGTCCCCTTAGACCACTGCGTTTACAACGAAACAGAGAACGTCATATATACCGTAAGATTTTAAAGGAGGCAAGAACATGTCCTATACAAGCACGGACTTAACATCTGTACAAGCAGCTATAGTTGCACTGGCAACAGGAGAAAGACAAGTTCGTGTGACTATTAATAACAAAACAATTGAATACGGTCAAACGGATCTAGCGAAATTAGAACATCTTCGCGGTGTCATGCAAGCTGAGATAGCTGGCGCTGCTGGCACCGGTAAGCGTTCTCGGTACGCGCGGACTTCAAAAGGATATTATTAATAATGTGGAATCCAATTAAATCACTGGCTAGGTGGACATTAAGACACGACAAACCGGTACAGAAGGCTTATACGCATGAAGCGGCAACGACAGGTAGAAGGCTTGGTACTTGGGGGTTGTCGGGTAATGGCCCTAATACTATTGTATCTCAGGATGGTGATAACCTAAGAGCCCGGGCCAGGAAGCTTGTACGAGAGAATCCAATTGCAACAAACGCTGTGGAATCGTATGTGGCCAATGCTATTGGTAAAGGTATTACACCAAGATGGCAGTCAGAGAGTAAAGAGATTAATCAGAAGATCTTAAAACTCTGGAAGCAATCCGTACCGCATATGGACGCTGATGGTGTGTTGAGTTTTTACGGTCTCCAATCCCAAGTTGTCAGATCAGTCATTACTGCTGGTGAAGTTCTCGGTCATATGTTGGTAACAAAAAGAGATAAAGACAATCCCGTACCACTTAAATTGCGCTTAATGGAACCTGATATGTTTAAGCGCTGCACGGTTGAATACCTGTCCCGTAACCGTACAATACGCATGGGGATTGAGTTCGATAACCATAACGTTCGTAAGGCTTATCATTGTTACTTAGAACACCCCGGAGATACAACATCAATGTTCATGTTCACCGGTGACACAATCCGAATCCCGACAGAAGACATGTTGCATGTGTTTGTGCCTCTCCGCCCTGGACAAATCCGAGGGATAACAAGGTTCTCAACTCTTATAACGCGCCTTAGACAATTAGACGAATATGAAGATGCTGAACTGACGCGAAAGAAAATCGCCGCGATGTTTAGTGCGTTCGTGATCTCCGATTCCGGAGACGCTGATCTATCTCGATTACCCGGTGGTACCGAAGAATCAACAGACATCGACGGTAATGCAATCACATTGGCGACTTTAGAACCCGGCCTTATCACGTACCTCCGTAATGGTGCTAATGATATTAAATTCGCTCAACCTGCTGATGTTGGTGCCAATTACCAAGTCTGGTTAAAACAACAATTACGTGAAATCGCCATGGGTATGGAAGTCACATACGAACAATTAACTGGTGATCTTGAAGATGTCAATCTTTCTTCAATCCGCGCCGGTCTTGTTGAATTCCGTCGTCGGTGCGAAGCATTTCAAAATAACATAATAGTACATCAGTTTTGTCGTCCGTTTGCAGCTAAATGGTTAGACATTGCAGTGTTATCCAAAGCGATAAGTATTCCTGATTATACTAAAAATCGCGCATTGTATA